GGATGAAGCAAGGAGATTTGGATAAATTGCCTGTTGTTCCGGGTGATTATTCCAATCAAAGTCTCTTGAGTTATTGTAGAGCTTTTGATTTCAATCCTTCAATTGTAGGAGAATTTGAACAACGAGTTAGGTCAGACTTGCTAGACGCTGTTAGCTGGCTGTCGCTCTTGTGTTAAAATGAATAACACAAGAAATAAGAATAATGCTAGGACCGGGGGAGCCGTAACTTCCCCACAAAATCGTCTGGAATTCATCAACACTGGGCACGCAGCACAAGCGCGGTATTTGGCGGCTTTAGCCAATCCATTTGCCTCGCCTGCTGTTCCGATTCCAGATTCGTTCTTGACGGCTCACGTGTCTAAGGCCGGCTTTGAGACTGTGATTCCAAATTGCAGAGCTCTCAGACTGGTCTTTCACAAGACCTATGACGAACCCACCGGAGACTACAAATGTAATTTTGAGTCTTGGAATGGGTCCACATGGACTTTACTGCGTTCCTACTCGTCCGAAGTTGGAGCCCGTTTGGTTGCCGCTGGCATCGCTTATGAAGATGCTAGTGCCGCTGACTCAATTGGCGGTGTTGTAACCTATACGCAGCAAAATGATGCGTTTAACGGGTTGGTTGGTGAAACGATTGACAGCGATCAAAGAACTGAACGCAACCGAGGAGATGGTGCTGTTGTCTACGAACTCATGCGTCGCCAGGCGCTTGAGTTTGAAGGCTACGCTCACACCAAACTCTCTATTGAATTCAGTGCTGGTATCACTGTCGTCGCCAAATTCGCCGCTCTTTTCGAAACGGATGGTTTTCAGGGTTTCACTGAAAGTCGTGCTTCGTCAAAGGACTTTTTGATCACATCATCGTACTTAAACCACCATGCTGGTGTATTTGCGGACATTCCGATGCCTGCTTATGATCAGTCTCTCATACCTATTAGCCACACTGCCATTGAAATCGATGGCAATGGCACGCACCAAGGTGCTCTGTCTGCTGCTGCCCATTGGGTGGCAACTGCTGCAGGATGGGCTTGGAAGCACAAAGACAGCATCGGGAAAGTTGTGAACCGACTACCGCAGTATTACCACGCAGCGGTGAATTACGGTGGATCGATCGTGAGTCACACTGGCCAAATTTTGGCCTTAGGTGCTCGCGCTGCCCCATTGATGTTGGGAGCTTGATGAAGCGATTGCTCATTAAGTTAACAACATCTTTTGGGCGGTGTTTTTGCACCGTTGAGGATGTTAAGGAGTCTACACCCAGCGTGGGTGAACCAGACATAAAAGACCAGTAGCACGCGACTGGCAATGACCATTAGAGTACGGAAGCCCCGGCCAATTTCCGTAGCCCTCTC